CCGCTGGACGATCGCCGGACACCCATTCGACATTGCGAATTATCAGGTGATCAAGTGAACGAGCGCAATGAGGCTCTTCGCCGCATCTGCCCGACCTGCGGAGCATTCGCGGGGGCTCCATGCTCTGGGGCCAGGGGCATCCGACGCGCGGTCCACCGATCACGTTTCAAAGGGGAGATTCCGGCCGTGGCGAGAAGGCAAACGACTGGGTTTCTTACCGAGGCAGAACTGATCGAGCGCGAGATTGACTCTGCTTTACAGCATCACGCCATCCACTTGCGTCATGCGGTTGAGACCAGCTTGGCGCCATGTGAGAGCCCAGTAGAGCGCGTGCTGGCAGCGGCGCTCGCGGCTTCGACATATACACAATCAGGCCCAGATTATCTCATGATGTATGGCGTGGCTCGGAGCGGCCTTCCGGTCCCAGCTTTCGACGGCCTGCATATTTACCCGCAAGTGTCGATTGACGGTTATCGTCTAGATTTTTTGGTGATCCAGAAGTGCCAGGGCGATCAGGACAGACTGACAGTCGTAGAAGTCGATGGCCATGACTTTCACGAACGCACAAAGGCACAGGCATCCCACGATAAAAAACGTGACCGTCATTTCACAAAAAAAGGGTGGCAAGTACTGCGCTACACGGGGTCTGATGTGTGGCGGTCGCCGTCTGATTGCGCCCGGGAGATTATCTACACCGCATGTGGGTGTGGCGAGGAAGTGTGAGCGGGTACGTCCGCCTTCACCGCGACCTGCTCGCGCATCCTGCGTTCCGGAACGATGCGGAGGCGCTTGCCTTCGCGTGGCTGTTCGCACGCGCCGCGTGGAAAGAGACCCGCGTCCGGTACAAGGGGCATGCGGTAAGCCTCAAGCGCGGCCAGCTCGCGGTGTCTATTCGCGACATGGCGGACGCTCTTGATCGCGACAAAGCTTGGATTGAGCGCCTTTTCAAACGCCTCCGAGCCGAGACAATGATTGAGACAGTGGCTGAGGCAGGCGTGTCTGTCATAACCATCTGTAATTATGACAAATATCAACCGAAAAGTGATGCCGATAAGGCAATAGATGAGACAGTAGACGAGACAGACGCGAGACAGACGCGAGACACAGAACAAAGAAGGGAAAAAGGGAAAGAAGTAAAGGTAGAGGCGCGCAAGCGCGCTTCCCGCACGCCTGAATTTGAAGTTCCAGATTGGGTTCCTGCTGAACCGTGGGCGGCGTTCGTCGCCATGAGGCTCCGGAAGAGAGCTGCGGTTGACAGCTACATCGCCAAGCAAACCTTCGATAAGCTCGCTCTGTGGCGCGCTGACGGCTGGGACGTGGGCAAGGTTCTCGACAAGGCCACGCTGAACAATTGGACGACGCCGTACAAGCCAACACCAGGCCGTGACGATGATCTGCGCGGCAGTTCGTCCGCCCCATCCGGAAAGCAATGGACCCCGGAAGAACGGGCTGAATATCTCGCTGGCCTTGAGCGCCGGGAAGAGGCGAAGCCCCCAATCCGCCTGCCCGACGATCCGCAGCGCAATCGCTCTGGCCCGCGACCAATCGGCCAAGTCGTCCGCCTCACCAACCAATCACAGGACCAAGCAGCATGAGCCCTGAACTTCAGCAAGCGCTGGCCCGAGCAAAGGCACATTGGGAAGCAATGACCCCAGAAGCGCAAGCCGCAATGCTGCACGCTCAGCGCGAAAGTTGGGTGAGGGCTATGGGCCCTTGTGAGCATGGCGACCCGGATTGGGAAACTTGCCCTAAATGCAGGGGATGGTCCGCATGACCCAATCCATACGCGAGAAAGTCGAGCGCATGAGCATCAACGAGGAATTGACCGTCAATCAGATCGGCTCGCTGATCTCCGACGCAGCCGAGGCGCTTGGTCTGTTTCCGAGCGTCATCAAGTCTGGCGAGCATTGGTCCGACACGTGCGAGGACGTTCGCAAGCGCGCGTCATTCGCGTTGTCTATGCTCGGTCAGCTTGCGCTCAAGGCCGCATCGGAGGGGAAGTGATGAATATACGCGAGAAAGCCATAGCCGCCATCGATCGTGCGATCTGTGAGCCGGACAATGTGCTGACCAGCCAACAGGCCGTTGCCGCTTTCGACGCCGCAATTCAGGTTCTCATGGAGCCTGACGAGCAATTCCTGACCGGCCCGTTCGAAGAAATGCTTGAGACACAGGGCCACGCGCAAACGCTGGCCGAGAGCTGGCGCATGTTGCTCAAGGCCGCAGCGGACGGTGGGGTATGACAATGTTTATCCAGGCCGTCACCACTTATGGCGAAACTGTTCGCGTTGCAGTGGCTCCGGGTGGCTACAAATCCGCCAGCGAGCGCCTCTCCAGGCGCATTCGTGATCTTGAGGCGATTTGGTCCGCAAAGACGGATGCCGACAAAATCGCTTACGCCCTTTTGAGGGGCCCCCAATGACCTACGACAAGCAAATCGGACGCATCCGCCTAGTCGTTAGCCGTGAGGGCATGCGCGACCATGACTACGGGCATGGTGCCAGGATCGAATGTCCAGCAGGATGGAACGACTCCTGTCCGATCGTTGCTCACACTGTCTCGGTCGAGGAGCTGCGCGATCTGCGCCACCTGATCGACCGCGCGCTGGCCGCATCCCAATGATCCGCAAATTCCTCAACGCCATCATCAGAGGCGCCGGCTGGACCATAGGTCGCGACATCATCCGTATGCTTGAAGGGAAACGATAATGAGGGGCAGGCCCGCCACGCGCCAGCGCGAGCTGTTGGAATATGTCCGCACCATCGTCGCAAGGGACGGCATCGCACCGAGCTACGGCATGATCCAGAAGGATCTGGACGTGGGGTCGGCCGGAGAGGTCCGCAAGCTGGTATGCAGGCTTGAGAAGATCGGCAAGCTTCGCCGCGTGGGGTCGGGACGCGTACGTCGGATCAGGCTGCTGAGTTTGGCCTGAATTAGGACTAGTGCCGCATCGTTTCTCGATACGTTATGAGGGCCAAAAGGAGTTTCCCATGCCCGACGCCATCATCGACGGCAAAAAGCCCCAGAGCATCCCCGCCAGCGTGAAAGCGAACATGGCCAAGGGCTATCCCAAGGCGACTGCCCAGAGCATGGGCAAGTCCAGCAGCCCCAAGGTGCGCGTTTGATGAGTTTGGTAACGCTCCTCATCGTCCTGATCATCATTGGCGTGGCGCTCACGTTCATTCCGATGGACGGGAATATCCGCAACATCGTCATCGCCGTGGTTGCGATCATCGCGCTTGTCGTGGTGTTTAAGCAGCTCGGATTGTTTTGATGTATGGCGCGCAAGGCCGCTAAGGCAGGATCGCGCGCGCTCGCAATCCCTGTGCCGGGCCCTGGGCGCGATAGCAAGTATCAGCCTCAATATGCGGACCAAGCCCGAAAGCTCTGCCTCCTAGGCGCGATAGATGCTGAACTGGCTGAGTTCTTCGAAGTCGCGGTGGCCACAATCTACAACTGGAAGAATGAGCATCCCGCTTTTTTGGAGGCCATTCGTGCGGGAAAGGTGGCGGCTGACGCTAACGTGGCGGACAGCCTGTACCGCCGAGCCACAGGTGAGCACGTCGAAATTCAGAAGCTCGTCAAAAAGGGTGAGGATTTCGAGGCCATCAAGGTAATGCAATACATTCCTGGCGACCCGAATGCGGCTTTCCGCTGGCTTCTGAACCGCAGGCCTAACGATTGGCGTGATAAGCGCGAGGTAGAGCACAGCGGCACACTGAGCCTTGGAGCGATGCTCGATGAGCTTGACGGCTGACATCGATCGCGAGAAGCTTCGCAGGCTCCGGTATGATTTCGAATATTTCGCGAAGCACTGCCTGCGCATCCGCACAAAATCAGGGCAGATTGTCCCGTTCGCGTTAAACAGACCACAGCGCCATCTACATGATGCAATCGAAAAACAGCGCCGTGAGACTGGCCGGGTTCGCGCTATTATCGTCAAGGGGCGCCAGATGGGCGCCTCAACCTATATCGAGGGCCGATTTTACTGGAGGCTGTGGGGAGGTAAGGGGCTTCGTGCCTTTATCCTAACTCATGAGCAAGCTGCCACAGACAACCTGTTTTCGATGGCCAAGCGCTATCATGAGAATGTTCCCGAGCCGCTGCGCCACCCGACGCAGGCTGCAAACGCCAAGGAGTTGGCATTTGAGGGGCGAGATTGCTCCTACAGTGTTGCCACTGCCGGCACTAAAGAGGTTGGCCGGTCAGCCACAATGCAGCTCTGGCATGGGTCGGAAGTCGCGTTCTGGCCCAACGCAGAGGATCACGTCGCTGGGCTGGAGCAAGCCTTAGCTGATGTGGACGGGACCGAAGCCATACTGGAAAGCACTGGCAACGGAATCGGCAACCTTTTCCAGCGCCGCTACGCGGCAGCTCAGCGCGGTAGTTCGTACATTCCGGTGTTCATGCCCTGGTTCTGGTCCGATGAATATAGGCTTGAGCCGCCCGATGGCTGGTCGCCTCCTGCGCTGAGTGATGACAGCGATAACCGCGAAAGCTGGGAGGATTACGGCGAGCGCAACGATCTGGACTGGTTTCAGCTATATTGGGCATTCAATAAGAACCGCGACATGGCATCTGCCACGGGAGAGCCCGAGGATAGTCCATGTTGGAAATTCAAGCAGGAATATCCGTCCACAGCTGAAGAGGCGTTCCAGACCGGCGGCAACAGTTTTATCCCATCCGCAAAGGTGGCCGCTGCCCGCAAGCCAGCGCGCATTGTGCTGCCCGTTGGTCCGCTGATTATCGGGGTTGATCCTGCCCGGGGCGGCGGGGACAAGACAGGCATTATCGATCGCCGGGGCAGGCGCACGGGCTCGCTCGTCAAGGAGTTGATGGA